TAAACCGCTTCACATAACCGTTAACAATGTCCACCACTTCATCAATGAGGAACGGACGTTCTTTCATAAAGTTCTGCCATGCGAAACGACCACCCTTACCACCAGCAGACAACGGATAACGACGATCCAAGTTGTCAATAAACTTCCGACCCCGTTCACCACGAACATAACGACCTCGTGTACCAGCCAAATCCGCAATCTTCAAACCAGCGCGGTACTGACCACGCCCAAACACCTCCATACGGGCGATAGAACCCCTACCGCCACCCGGAGTGGCATAGGCACTCACATTCACCCCACGCCACGCTGTACGCCCGTTATGACGCATACCAGAAAGTGGTGGCTGTTGGGGAATCCGCGCTTTGATTCGCGCCGCAGTAGGACGGATAGCCTCTTTGATGTCTTTCCCGACCTGCTTCCGCAAATCCGGGTCAATCTCCTTTAACCGGCGATTGACAAGGCGAAGCGTCTCAGTATCAATCGCGACACGAACGGGCATATGGCGGGAAACCTCCACCCACCATTCTACCTTTTGCCCTTCTTTGACATTTTCTGCGAACGAGACACCAAGTAACGCTGAATCGTCCACAACAAACGTGGTTCCATACTCAACAACTCCGAAGGTGGAATTGCAGTCTCCACGGCAATAGTGGCAATCAGCCAGTGTGCGCTGGACTCACCCAGCCCAACTATTTTTTTGAGCCGGACTCCTGCACTGAGTTCACCGTTTCAGTCCACTGCTCAAACGACTTATCACCCGTCTTACCCTGACGACGCAACGACGTATAGGCAAGGAAAAACAGGTGAGTAATCCGCACCTCTTTTTCCAGACGTGCAATAGACAAATCAAAGTGAGTCTCAAACGCAATCAAGTCAGCGGCGAGACACGAAACAGTTTCCTCAGTGCCGTCCAAAAACGACACATGCAAATTAATCGGGTTCATACCCGACAGCCTACTACGCGGTTAGGCGAGTTACAGTACCCGACGCAATCGGCCATTCCACACTAAGCGTGGCAAGGTCGCCGACCGATGAATCGTAAGGGCTGTATTCGGTCACAAGGTAGACAGCGGAAAACCCAGGATTCGTGCTGCCGATCGCCTCCGAGGTCGGCTTCACCACAACAGTGGCATTAGATCCGAGCAGCGGATACAGGGTAGCGTCCACGGAGGCCGCGCCGAAGTCCTGGTGGAAGTCGAGCGAAATGCTGGCATCCTTCAGGCCGCCAATACGCGAACGGTAGTCATTACCGAACGCAGTGGTTTCTTGCTCCTCTGAGGTCAGGTTGAGAGTAACGGCGGCCAGGCTTGAGCTGAAGTCTGAGCCGTTGATTTCGATGTCGTAGTCCTTAGCCACAAACTTGGCCACAATAACTCCTTATAGTGCAAATACGGTGACCGTAAAATCCACGGCCATATATTGGATATCTCCTATTGTAACGGGCGCAATGTCACGCACTGACTCCACCCGTACATCAAACGCCGAACCATTCAAGGTCGGATCAGACTCAATCGCCGTCTTCACAGACCGCGCACCCGCATCAATAAACTCGTCAAGTTTCTGTTGTGCTCGTCGAACAGTTGTTCGGGTCACCACCGTGTTCACAATGAACCCGTATTGGGTTGCACCGCGTTGGAAGGCAACATCATATTCAACCGTGTCCAACTGGATAACGGCACACGGTAACGCCGGATTGTCAGGCACTTCTTCGTAAACCCGTATCCCGGAAATGGTTTCCAGGTTCGATGCCATCCCTGCTCGAATGTTTGCGAGGCTCACGCCATCTTCACCCGTCTAAACGGTGCCAACAGTTTTTGCACATCTGGATCTATACGACCCACACGGACAACACCCATCTCGTCAAACCCAGCCACACCCAACGGTGAATCGTAACGCCGATATTGGCGGAGAGTGAGCAGGAGCGCAGCCTGTTCAATCGCAGTCGGAACCGGCGTATACCCAAACGTTCCCACGACCTGCACCGTCGCCTCATAGTGATTCACGTTACGAGGCTCAAAAGTCGGAAACACATAATCACCCACCGCGCGAATCCGCGTAGCAGGTGTCACAATGCCACCAGCCTGCGAGTTCAACGGCTCCAACTGGTAATCTGTCGAACTCCACGTCACATCAAACGATTCCCCCGTAGACGAGGTTTTCAAAGTCGTCAAACTATTCAAGTCGTCGATTTCACAGGTAAACGAATCCCGGGGAATGAACACGCGGGTTTCCGTCGTGTCATAGAACACACGCTCACAGAATCCGTCAATCTCACGCGAAGCCGCCTCGATAGACAGCTCAAGAATGTCGTCGTCGATATCGTCAGTTATTCTCAACGCCTTCTTAACTAGCGTGAGTGAAACATACCCATTAGTAACCGCCACGGCAAACCTCCACCGTCCAGTCTACTAGAGCCACTCCCCAGCCCTACGGGTCTTCAACGACCACGAAAACCCCATGTCCATTCCCGCCGACTTTTGCTTATACAACGTCACATTTCGCCGGAACGTCTCCGCGTTCTTCTCCTGAAACCGTTTATCGGATTTCAGCGTGCTCGAATTGTCATGCCCCGGCGCAAGATCCAACCGGGTAAACGGCAAACCGGCAAACTTCACCCGCCGTTCAAAATCATTATCCTCACAGTAGGCAGGATAGAAACGTTCGTCAAACAGCCCCACACGGTCTATGACGGCCTCACCTACGGCGAAGGTGTGCCAATGCGGAACATGCGTTGAGAGCGTGAGAGAGTCGCTGGAAGCCGTTGAGAGTAGTTCTAGGTCACCGGGTCGAAACCACATGTCATTGCTAGCGAACGTCCACACCGGATCGTGAGGAAATAACTTAATCCCTAGATTCCACGAACCCGCCACACCCAGATTAGACGGCAACATCAACACGCGCAGATTCTTGACCGGCAGTTCACTCTTCTCGAAAACATCCTCGAAACCGCCACCGTTATCAATTATGAGAAGGTCACGAATCGGAAAGTCGATCGACTGCAACATTCGCCTGAGCAAATCGTAACGGTTCAGCACGGGCACAATCAGGTTGGCAATCATTCCGGTAGTCTAGTGACATGAGCCATGCCGCACAGTTAAATTGGTTCGAGAAAATCCGCCGAATCAACCCCATCTGGTTCACCCACGTTCACGTTCTCGAAATCGGCTCCCTCAACATAAACGGCACTATCCGCGGCCTTTACGACAACCCGATCACTTACATCGGTGTAGATGTTGGCCCCGGTCCCGGCGTAGACCTCGTGGCAGATGGTTCCACCCTGGACTATCCCGACAACAGTTTTGATGTCACCGTGTCAGCCGAATGTTTCGAACACAACCCCGAATGGGTCGCCACCTTTGCCAACATGCACCGTATGGCGAAAACCGCCGTCCTAATGACCTGCGCTTCCGAGGGACGAACCGAACACGGCACCAGTCGAAACGACCCCGCCTCATCACCACACACCGGCGACTATTACCGCAACCTCACACAGGCAGACTTCGAACATGAGTTCGACCTAGACAGTATGTTCAGCGAATACAAGTTCGAGTACAACCCGCGGGCGTGTGACCTATATTTCTACGGCATCAAACGGTAACGGTTCCTGTCGCATATTAAACCCGTGAGCGTAACCGTCCCGGAGGATAAACGGTTTCGGATCGCGTAACCCAATCCACCCTTCCGCCTGATGCCGATGGTCGTTTCCTACCGGTGGCAGAGTGCGTAGATAATCCAAGTGTGCCCACCAATAGTTCCCGCCGAAAAAATACCGGTGATGTTTATGCTCATGGTCCGGTGAGGTTAGCCAATGCGAACCAGCCACATCCGCCTGCTGTAACCCCTCAACGGCTTCCTGCCAACGGACCACATTGTCGTAAATCATCGACCTACGCCACAGGTCAGCCAACTTCCGTGGAAACCCCGCACCCTTCGTGTGCCCATACAACAACAAACCCGAATGATGTTGCGCGAACTCACGCACCTTCGACAGTGTGACCTGCTCCCAGCCCGTCTCCGCCTCTGCCACACATTCACCCGGCAAAACCTTTTTCACCTGTTTCCGGCGATCCTCAGAACCCACCACGCCGTAATAGAACCCATCCAGGTTGCGTGCCAACCCCGAATGTTTCAACGCAGCCAAATGCTCACCTAACGGCAACCGCCACGAACCGTCCGCAAAGACGTGGAAAAAATGGTGGAGTGCCATGTCAGGCTCGGGCGAAATAGTCTTTCCAAAACGGCAACCATTGGTTATCCCACACCGTCTCTACGCTGAACTGCGAGGCAAACTCAATCGCCTTCTCCGACGGTCCACGATCCGCCTCATTCGCACGGCGCAACGCACCCAGAATCGAAGTCACGTCGGGAATCTTCCACCACGCCTGTTGCCCCTCATCCCAAAACGGATTCCCCTCCACCAGCCACGAATCCTCCGACACCAAATCCTGACAAGCCGCCCACGAGGACGCAAGCACCCGCGTGCCTGTTCCAAGCGCCTCAATCTTCGGCACACCAAAACCTTCTCCATAAGACGGGGCTAGCAACACGTCAAACGCCGTATAGAGTGCCGCCATTTGCTTCTGCGTGTACCCATACCGCAGGTTCATTGGGTCAGGGAAAATCACCTTCTCCGGTTCAATCCCACACGCCTGCAATAGTTTCGGCAGATTAAACCCGCCATAGGCTGCCGTCGGTTCGGTGTGAATGTATAGATAGGCGTTCGGGTTTTCCTTCATATACAACGACACGGCCAACAGGTTCTCCCCGTAGGCTTTCCGGTGCAAAACTTTGTTTGCCTTATTCGCGGCCACCATGCCAATCAGGAACGCATCCTCCGGCACCTGCATAAACTCACGAGTGGGCACCGTGTCAAACAAGTCCGTAGGTGAATAAGTTTTCGTGTCAATCATGTGCGGAATATAAATCGATTTAATGCCCGACTGTTCCATTTGCCGTTGCCCGTGTGGACTCATCGCCACCGGAGTCACATTGTCCTTCATTACCCATTTCGCCACACCCGGAGGCATTGACACATGATCCAACGGAACCCACGAAACAATCGGCACCTCATCCAGTTTTGGATTCTGATACACCCACACGTCATAGAGAGTCATAAGCGCGTGAGGTTTGTCCTCATGTCCGGCGCGATGTTGCGCGTGATACTGAGGCATCACATCATCCGAATACGGTGCCAGACCTTTTGGATAGTGGGTGACTTTTCCGCCCTTAACTTTCAGTTCGTCAATACGGGCCTCCAACCCATAGTTGGAGAGTGCGGCAGTGCGGATTCCGTGGCGGACAAACCGTTCCACCAAATACTGCGCCTGTTGTCCATAACCAGTTGGCGCACCGGGAGAGTTGGAAGCGAGTGAGATAACAGCGTCAAGTTGTTCGGGTTTCACACGCTTAGGCTAACAAAAAAACCGACCCCCATCCTTTTGGATGAGGGCCGGTTTCGGTTGTTTCGAGTGTTACGCGGTAATCGACTCGAAAGCCTTGACGTGACCAGCGTGAGTCAGGTCACCGTCGAGACGCATGATGAACCGGTAGGTCACCAGGTTGGCGTTGAAGGCGTAGTCCTCCGAGGAGGCCACATCCAGACCGCCAGCCATACGCACTTTGTACGAAGGCAGGTGACCGAACAGAACCGGCAGTTCGCCAGCCGTACCAGTAGAAGCGAGGTGGGGATTTTCCACAACCTCGTAACCAGCGAAGGCATCCGGCTGTCCAACGTTCACCTGGTACAGGTAGTTGCCAGCGTCGTCCTTCAGGGTACGCATCTTTCCGATGGTCGAACCGTTTGCCATGTAGGCAACACCGGGCAGGCGGCGAGCCGCACCGTCCAGGCTGTACTGGAGTTCAATCAGTTCGTCAGCGGTGAACACACCAGAAGTGGCGGTTCCGGTCACACCAGTGGAAGCGGCGTTAGCAATACCGTTCGGCTTGCTCGATCCGTCTCCGGTGGTGAGGTCGGAGTTCGCCGCGAAACCGAGAGCGTTACCTGCTGCGTTAGCAAGGTGCGCTTCGATGTCGAATCCGGCATCCGTGACCAGTTCGCGCGAAACCTGGATGAGCTGTCCGTAACGGAAAGCACCCAGAGTAATGCTTGAGTAGGTCGGGTCGTTCTCCTCGATAGCAGAACCCTCAGCGGTAAGCGTGGCGGTTCCGTAGTTCGTGAGAGTCGGAATCGTCAAGTCCTCACCAGTGGTGGTGTTGATGATTTCCGAAGTGTCGAGCATAGGTCCGACGAGACGGGCAACATCGAACACCTGGTCGAAGAACGACTTGGGCACCGTGTTGGCACTCGAAATAATGTCGCGCTTCTCGAAGGTGTGCATGCCACGGGTCTCGGGCAGGCCACGGAGAATGTCCCCAGCGGAACGCTCCTCCTGCTCAGCGACAACGAAACCACGGGCAGCGAGGGAAGCCTCAGCCTTCCGCTCCTCGTTACGCTCAGCAACCTTGATAGCCTCATCCGCTTTACGGATGTCAGCCTCAATCCGGTCAATCTTTTCTGTCTCTTCAGCAGACAGTCCGCGACCCTCAGCCTCAGCCGAGTCGATGGTCTCCTGGATCTGGTGAACCAGGTTTCCGCGGAGTTCCTGCTGAGTCTTGACAAACTCAGACATGAAATGTCCTTTCAATGT